GTAAGGATCTGTACTACTAGCATTGGGGTCAGGAAGTGTACCTTGACTGAAATACAAAGGCCCAGCTTGTCCTGGAATTGTTATAGCCAGGGTTGGACACAGGATTGGAACACCTTGTGCATAGTTACTAGTATCAATGATTGTGAAGTTAGTGGGGTCACAACCATCAACGATGTTTAAGGACAAATGATGCTTTAACGCCATGACAAGTGGTTCTTATTATAATTTAAGAAATTTTTCTTAATAAAAAGGGGAGAGGAGAGCTAAAACTCTCACTCCCCCCTTTTGGTTGTCTAAACTAATGATTAAGCAGTACAGGTACAGTTGCCGCTTGCGTCACCAGTGATGATTTCCATAGTCACACCAGTATTACCCAAGTCAATGTAGCTCTGCATAAACGCTTCAAAGTCTGCAAGATCTGTCTCAGGACATGGGAATACAATAGTCACCATGTACTGATCATTGTCAAACACTCCAGTAGGATTGTTGAAACGAGGTACACTGTGGAGAATGTTGTACTCAACATACTTACTTGTAGAACTCAAGAAGCTGTTAGTAACAACATCCTGGTCCATAACCTCGCGCAGACGCGGATCATATACATAATTCTCTTGCATGTAACGACGGAAGAGCACCAAATCACGAATGTATTTGTATCCATATCCAGAACCTTGCTGAGCAGATACTACTTCGTCAAAGCACCAGATAGTGTCTACGCAGGGATCACCTTGTTGATCAGTGATAGAAGTGTAGATCTGGATAGGTTGAAGCTCATAGTGATCTTGGGGATGGAAGCTACAAGTTCCAAACTCAGTATCTACATAAGCACCAACAAGGTACATGCAAGGAACAGTAGATGAAGTAGGATCATATACTTCACCAGGACTGACGCTAGTAAGAGTAGCATCATTATAAGCGTAAGTATCGTCAACTACACTAGTATCTCCATTCAGACCCTGAATAACACTGTAAAGTTGAGTGTCAGTTAAAGTAGGATTCGCAGTATACCAAGCAGCTACATTGAAAGTAGTCATACCAGCACCTGAATTCCAAGTCAAGATTGGCAGGATATACTGACTCATGATTGGATCACGTGCAATCTGCCAAGCCCATGAAGACTGCACCAACATTGGATCAATCCAAAATGCTGTATCATCATTAGGATCTGGATCTGCAGGGCAACAAACATTGCTAGAAGCAAATGTCTTGTAGATGTTGTGAGTCAGGAAGCGCAGAGCAGGTGAACCTTTGATGTCCACACGCAGGTAGTAACTAGTACCACACAATGGGTGAGCACCATCACATACACATACGCTGACCATTTCTTGAGCCATATCGAAGGGACATTGCTTCCAGAATTTGGTTACATAGCGAGGATTGATACCTTTAGTCTTTACAGTCTCTTGGTATCCACCAGCAAAAGGACCAAGTTTGTCCTTAGTGTTGATGCTACCTTGAGCCAAGTAAATTTGAGGAACTTGCGGGTAGGTAAAAACTACAGCACCAGCACCACTCAATACAGTATTGGGTGCATAAGTAGTATCACCAGCTGTAGCAGTTACAGGGGCAATACAAGCAGGAGGAATTCCAATGGTTTTGATTCCATTGTCGGCACCAGTGTACCATCCATTGTCGAAGGTAACAGGTGCTGCACCTTTACCTCCACCAGTTCCAAGAAGAATCTTATGGAACGCATGATTAAAATAAGCCATTTTGTTTTTTAATTAAGGGTTAGACATATAGTTTACTACTAGAATATAAGCATTTTACTGCTTATATCCAAATTTTTATAGATAATCTTTCATTTCATGGTCAAGCAGACGCATTGCAATTGGATCCTCACCAAAAGATTCTAACTGGTCAATCCAGTTCTGAGCCTTACCCAACTCCTCAATTTGCTCCTTCAGATAGGTACCTGCCAGTTGATAAAGCATATGGTCACCCATCTTCATTGCATGAGAGGCCAGCTCTTTGCACTGGGTAGTAATATCCACCTCATGCGCGTGACTGTCTCTGATAATCTGAGGTAGCCCAGAAAACTCCTGGACTGGCTGATTCAGAAGTGCAGTATTGGGTCTGATACCTAAGCTGAGAAGATATGTTCTAGCCATATCAGCATGACCACGCTCCTCATCAGAATATTTCTTCCAAAGCTTGGCTGCATTCACATATCCTTTATCATCCAGCCACATGGACATAGCCAGGTAAACTCTGGATGAATAATCCTCCTGCTCAACTCTATAGTTTAGAATCTTGATGCACTCGTCTGTAATAAGAGGATTTGTAGACTTTGAAGACTTTTCTTCAGAGTCAGCTTTTTTAGCAAGAGTTCTTTTAAATACTGTAGATTCTGCCATTACGTATTGTTTTGCACAGAGGTTGTCGCTCTGTTATATTGATTAAATGACTCAATATCAGCTGCTAAGATAGCCACAGCATTGTCTACTAAGATTTCAGCAATATCATCTTTAAACTCACAAGGTACATCTGGAGTTGCTAAACCTGTACTAATGTCTACGCAACCTAAGAAGGAGATGGGAATTGGTTTTCTATAATAAGTTAGATCTACACTAGTAACTGTAAAATCACCATCTGTATAGACACTGTATTTATTATTAGACATAATTGCTACTGTCTCACCCCACTCATAGTTGGGCTGCTTGTTCACATCCCTAAGAATGATATAGAGATCTTCTTTATCCACCATGTAGACAATGATGTTCTTAGGATCTGGGCAACAACTACTAGTAGCCATTACATACATTGAACTAAAGTTCAAGTAGTCAGCAGGAATTGAACTTGATTCCCACACTGGAGGTTGACTATTAGGGAAGTTCTGACCACCAATTGCTGTTGTAACAATCAGTTTCTGAAGATCATCATAGTTTACCTTAGTGCTACCCTCTCCATGATTCTGAGTGTTAACACCATTGATTTGACGTCTGACCCACTCCAACTGAGCTTTATTGAATGCTTCTACTATCTGCCAGCATTCAAAGTTATCATAGTCTAGAGAAGCTAGTTTGTTTAGCCTCTCTTTGATCTTGATTTGAAGTAGGTTATTTGTCATTAGTTATTCCAGTATTTTTCCACTCCTTTTGTAAGACTTACCAGAATGTCTTCATGCAGAGGGTTCTTCAAGTATTCAGTAATTTCTGAAGGATTCTTACCAAGCATTGTATTAGACTCAGCGTGGTAGATGTATCCATCACCTCTGGTAATCAATAACTTATAGTAAGTAGAGTCTTTGATAATAGCTCTAATCTTGAGAGTTTCCATGTCAAGATTTGCAATATCAAGGAATCTTTGAGCTGTTTTCTTTTTGTCTGTATCTACAGTTTCACCATTGATGTACTTGTCCATATTGTCGTACATGACATCAGTGGGTGTAGTTTTCTTGTATTGAGGTGAGTTGGGGTCAACTACCTTACATACATACATCAGCTTATTGACATTCTTATTAGCCAGCTTCTCAAGTTCAGCTAATGCTTTGTTTCTCAGCTTCTTAACCTCAGTTTTGATAGAAGCAGTTTCTTCAAACTTATCCAAATAGAACTTATAAGGAGTAGCAGATTTACGAGCTACATCCAAAGTTCTAGCAATAATTGAAAATCCACCTGCTTCAATAGCCTTGAGTTTAATCAAGTCGTGAGGATCCTGAGGGTTAAGGTACAAAGGATCATTACCTACCCTAATTGTGATCTTACTCCAGAATTCATCATTATCTGGTCTAAGAAGCTTGATTTTATTCCAAAACTCTTTATCAGTAGGATCTACAAAGTTTGCTGCAAGTTCAGCTTCAAGCTGAGATACTGTATTGCGAATCTCTCTAATAGCAGCTTCTCTTTCTTCTTCTGGAAGTTTTTTAATCTCAGGAGCAAACTCATTTAAACCAGTTAAATAACGCTTGACTCCATTGATTTCAAGACAAGCCAGTTGCTCTTCATGGAAGATTCCATCAAAAAGAGCAAGCTCATACTTCTCTAGACCCATGTTACCTTTGCTACTATCTACGTAGGGTCTAATTGCAATGGTACTTGTGTACCTTTTGTTAACTGGGTTTGTTTCTACTATTGTTACACTCATTTTGTTGGTTTTTGTTGGTTTTGTACTGCAATATTAAACAATCATATTGATTCTGTACCAAATTTTAACCTTAATGGTACCTCCTATACCATTGATAGGATTAGCTGATTCAGCTTGAAATGTATAACCACTTCCATCTATTGGCAATGCTGTTCTATAAATTGAACCACTTGAGGTATCTGCTTCCATAAAGTTTGACAAACGTACTATTCTATTTTCAGAAGCAAGATTTATTAAAGCTCCATCTATCCAAAAAGGATTACCAGGACCCAATGGACCTGCAATAAGTAACTGACCAGATGGAATGTTAAAAGGAGCAGTTCCATACTTATATTCTAAGATTATTTTATCTATATCATAATACGAATCTGTTGAAGTCAAATTAGGCAGCAATTGAATAGGAGATGTAAACATGTTTAGTATTTCGGCATTACTAATGTTTACCTCTGCATAACTGTAATCAATTCTTTGTCCATTCCACCAGATCTGATTTTCATAACTCTGATCATTAGCAGTAAATGTAATATTAGTATTATATATTAAACATTTATCAATCTTACAATTAATAAATCCTGCATAATTAACAAGTACATTTTCTAATGTAGAATTCGTAATAGTAGATTGAAAATCTGAGTTGACTCTATTTTTAACAGCAAAACTGTTAAATGCATATCCATTCCAGACTTTAGGTAAAGGATGAAGTGTATTATAGTTAATAACTCTAGTAGGATTGTATGTGGTATTAATTAAATAAAGATCACCACCGCTTGCTAAAACATCTGGATCTTGTCTAGCTGAATTTGCTATGATGTTACAGGAAATAAGTGTCAGCGTTCCTCCACTTTCTGCATGAACTATACCATTTGACCAGTCACCTACACCAGTTCTATTATTTATGATAGTAGCTCCCTCTACAGTAAGATTTGTATAAGTAGATACTACAGTGCAATCACCAACGCCACCATCTATAAGTTTAGCTTTTACATAACCTGTTCCACTTCCAAATGACCAAAGTGTCCAACCCGTAGAAGATTTAATATAATCAGATTCAATATAAAATTTATCTAATGGTGCACTATTATTGATATAAAGACATTGGCCTTCTACTCCAAGATTTAAAAATCTTTTTGCGTGCAAACTCATATTTTTACAAAATCTGCTAAAAACAACTGGACTATACTCAGTATTAGCCTGTTCTATAATTAAATCATCAACTTGAACCTCTAGTAATTCACAATACAATAATCCTATTGTACCAAAATTATCATTGTTAGATGTGTGGGTTCTTTGAATGCGATTAGCTTTAACACTAAGCTTAGGTAGGAAACCTCCAGTATACGGGTCATTAAATCCTCCTGGTCCAGGAGTACCTTCAAGAGTAATTGCTTGGTCTTGAGATGTAATTGTATCAGCAATCCAAGTAACATTACTAGCTTGCTTTAACCACATTACTCCATAAATCCTATTCCAAACACTTATATTAGAAGGTGTTTGAGAATTACTAATTCCTCTACCTTGGAATGTCCAACCTGGTGCATCAATCCTTACAGTAACTGCACCAGCAGTATCTATGAATATATTTTTCTGTACTGCAATATCAAGAGTTAATTTACCCTTGCCTAAAAATTGAAAATTAACTTGATTTTTAAGAACAATTGCATCACTCAATTCATAATCCCCAGGAAATACAACAATAGTGTCTCCAGCTTGGGCTGCCACCAATGCTCCATTAATTGTAGCATAAGATAAACCCATATTATTCCTTACACCTGTAGCATCATCTCCAGTCTTACTTACATATACTGCATTACCAGCTTCTACTGAACCAGTTCCTGCAGGACCAGGAGGACCTGGATCTCCTGGTTCTCCTTGTATACCTTGAGGACCTGGAAGTCCTGGAGGACCTGGTTGACCAATAGGACCTTGTAAACCAGTAGCTCCTTGTGCTGCAAGTAATGCCCAATTTGTAGTATCAAGAGTAGGATTAAAAACTGAAGGACCTACTGCATTAACACAGAAGTAAGATGCTCCTCCATATCCAACTGCATCATCTGGTACATACGCAGTAGATGCTGCCCATGTTCCTTGCCAGTTTAATCCAGCTGGACCTATTGGTCCTGCATTACCTTGAATACCTTGTGCTCCAGTAGCACCAGTAGCACCAGTTTGTCCAATTGGACCAATAGGACCAATAGCACCTTTACTAGCTATTAAATCCCAGTTTGCTACAGCTATTGTAGGATTATTATTAGACGCAGCTATTGCTACTTTACAATAATAACTAGAGCCATTATACTGTACAGCATCTGTTACATCATATGATACTGCATTGCTCCAAGTTCCTCTCCAATTAATACCAATTTCACCAGGAGGCCCAGGAGGCCCAGGTTGACCACCCCCACCTCCACCATTTTGCATAAGATAGTTGTAGAGATATTGAAGATCACCATACACTGCTGGTGTATTATCTTCATCAATCCTCACCCTAGGATTAGGTGATGCTGGTCTTATTGGAAATCTAGCCATAGTTTATTTGCTAATTTCTTGCATAATGAAGTCTTTAACTCCTTGCTCATCCAGCCCTCCTGGAACTTGCAATTTTATCCTACTACTTTTCTTGACTGCGTCTTCTTCATAATCCCACCAAACAATAAGTAAGCCTCCAGCTTTTTTTGATAAGTCATAATAAAAAGGTTTCTGTGTGTTATCTGGATCAAATGCTGTTTTAGCATTAGGACTTACTCCAGAGAATTCAAACGAGGTTTCTATAATTGTTTTCATGATTCAGTTGATTAGAAAGGTGCACTAAAATATTGGAGTGCAGTGCCATTATACAATTCAATATAATTAATATTATCACTACCGCGAATTAATCTTTTAAAGGCAGCACTACTTAAATACGTGGATGTAGAATAATCACCAAATACTATCGCTACAGAATGGATTACTATATCAGACATACTATAAAAAAAAACATCCTCAAACAATGGTGAAAGAAATGATGCATTAGCGCAAAATTGTAAAGTAAAAGCGTTACAATAATTAATTTTTAAAAATGAAGTGGACAAATTGACTATATGACTATAACCAAAAAAGCGGTATTCAATTTCTGTATCATATCCATACTCAATTACAGATTTGTCAAATGTTCCTGTGTACCAATACCAAGCAGTAGTGCCTCCAAGACCACCAATATTGAGATTATAACAAGACTCACCAATTGGAGGAAAGTCTTGGTATATTCCATTAGTTATACCAGCATATGGAAGTATATCTCCTTCTGACCCACAAAAAAAGTTTTGTGTTGCAATATTAAATTGCCATACTCTATACCTAAAATTCCTCCAATCTAAAGGTGCACTTACTTGACTAAAAACATCTGTTCTTCTGTTCATTTGCCCATATGCAGGACTTTGAGATTGTATGCAGCCTTCCACATACAAACTATCAGGATCATATTGCAAAAACTCAGCATAAGTTACTGAAGGTAAAGCAACCTTCATTCCATGATTAGATATAATGATATAAGGAGATAACATATTACCCATATAATTTTCTTTTTGAAAATTAATTCCAGGTAATACAGGATCAGTAAAGAAGTTAAAATATAAACCTTCAACAGTTTGAAAATTAATATAAAACAGATGTCCAAATAAAACTGGATATCCTGCAGGCATCATAAAATATGCATTCTGCCCATCCCATTGTAAGTCAAATCCTGAAAGAATACTACTATTAGGTAAAGTTTCTCCATTAAACATACTTGTAACATACGACACTGCATTGCAGATCGGATTAAACTCTATAATATCTCCATAAGTTTCAGAATATCCTTCAGGAGCAAACCTATTAGAACTGATTGCTTCAATTACAATTACTTCAGGATCTCCTACATGAATCTCTTGTGGATCATAGCCTACCGTATAAGTATCTTCTACAGCTAAGGCAGCAATATTACCAACGGATATACCATTGCAATTTGTAAATTGACCACCTGCAAATAAAACATTATCTACTGGATTATAATTTAAAGTAATAATATTTGCGATAGCAAATATGGGTGTAAAAGTTGGTTCTATTGCTCCATTTGCTGTCATTCTAAACAGCTCCTGTGCTGGATTTCCATTTATAAGAGTAACAAATCCTCCAGCAAAAATTTGACCATCACTTTGAACTTCAACTGCAAATACTGCATTATTAATAGTATTAGTATTGCTCCATCCAGGAGCAATTGTTCCTGTAGATGTAATTTTTATAACCTTTTGACTTGCTACACCATTATATGTTAAAAATTCACCTCCTACAACAAATGAATTAGTATTGAGATATTGTTTTATCGAGTATGCCGGACCTACAAATCCAGTACCTACATTTGTAGCAAATGCAGTATCAAATACACCATTAGAATTTACTTTACAAATTCCACTAGCAGGATTACCATTAAAAGATGAAAAAGCACCAATAATAATAATAGAACCATCTGATAATAAAACTAAATCTTCTACATTATTATCAGCACTAGCTCCAATATTAGTAGCAAATGCTGAATCTATAGTACCATTTGCATTAAGCCTCAAAAACTTAGCTATAGGTAAATCAAAATCACCACCTATTACTACTTTTCCATCAGCTTGAACTGCAATTGCACTAATCTGGCTTTTATCATCAAATTTTGGAGCATTGAATGTTGGATCAATAGCTCCAGTATTTGGATCTACTTTAATAATATGTGCATCATCTGTGCCAGTAAAATTTACTTGACCTCCAATATAGATTCCACCATCTGGACCTTCTGCAATATCAAGAACAGCAGTCCAATTATAAATGTAATCTGGAATACCTGCAGACCATGTATTATTAATTGTACCATCTGAATTAAGTTTAATTACTTTAAAGTCAGTGGCGTAGTCACTAAAATTTGTAAAAAAACCACCTACATAATAAGAACCATCCTGACTTCTAAAAATACGATGAATATAATTATTTGCTGCACCATTAACATTCAAGTTATAGTTATAGGGATTTAATATAGAACCTGCATTAGCAACTATATTTGGAGCATGGTCTCCATTAAAATAATTCAGTGATGCTACATTATATCCATTAAGATAGTTCACTGACTTATAATCAGTGATTCTATATTTAGTACCAGGATTAAGTTTTTCATTTACAGCCATATCATAGATTTCAGCAGCTGTAGTGTCAACAATACCACCTCCACCAACTCCATTCTGAAGGAGATATCTGATATCACCATATCTAACTAGTGTAGCATCTTCTGGACGCTTGATTCTAGGATTAGGAGATTGAGGTCTGATTGAAAAAGGATATGGAGAGTTTGGTGTGTAGATTCCCATTAGATTATATATTAGCGATTACATATATAATATAAGAAAAAAAGGGGAGAGTTTTTGGCTCTCCCCTTTAGTTTTGTTTGATTAGAACGAGCCTCCTGTGATGGGGTTCCTCATCACAATCTTCAGCACTTTGGTAGGATCTTTAACCCAGATGGCAGGCATGGTCTGAGTCATGTAGACACGATAACCATTAAACTGACCATTAGATTGGAATCCTTGGGTACGACCCATGTAATCCATAGTACCATTCTGATAGAACCACTTAAGTTGGTTATCCCAGCTAAGCTTCAGCAAGAAGATGTTATCATTGGTGTTATCAGTGATATCAAAGATGATGAAGTTGTAAGAAGACAGTGGGTAACCATCAATCATTGGGTTCTCAATGTCATTGGTGTGTACGTTGTCAAATGCAGGATTCAGTACAAACTTGACATTAGCCAAGAAAGGAATGGTGTAGCTAGTGAAGGCGAATCCAAAGTTCAGATCCATGCCCTGACCAGTGATTGCTCCAATACCATTACCACCAGTACCAGCATTAAGAACAAGACCAGCAGAAATAGCCTCACGCTTGATAGCCTCATTGACCATCTTCATGCCACCCATACCAGTTTGTACAACTAGCTGACGCTTAGGATCTGGTCCTTTGAACTCAACCTTACCATTGTAGAAGTTGAACAGTTCAGCGCGGAACAGTTCCAGAGAGAATTGACCTTTGTTGTAGATACGCTTGTAAGCATTGTCAAGCTGCTTCCAAAGACCCACTGAGAGACGAATATCATCTGGTCCATCTTGCTTGATGCGACCACCTTGTCCCCACATTAGATAAGTCTCAATGTCACTAGCAATTTTGGTCAAGTGAGCTGCCTCAAGAGCTGTAACAAATGAACGCGTAAGCGTACCATTGTCATAAGCGCGCTTGACATACTCCTTACCCATCTTAGAAACCATGGTCTCCAAGCTAGTGATAGAAGGATCCATCTGCTTATCAAACATTCTCCAGATCTCAGTAACAGGCATGGTTCCATCAGCATTTAAACCACCCTTCATCATCAACTCAGCACGAGAAGAGATAGAGTAGTGAACGTGAGCTTCAGCACCACCAACAAAGTTGTAGTACTCACGAAAACCAGTCTGAACAGTCATGTCAGAGAAACGCTCACCATACTCACCACGAGCAGAACCTTTTCTGAAGAAGCGAGTACCAGCAGACATGTATGCTTGTTGCATGAAAGCTGCATTGTCATTGTTCACCATCTGCACAGTGTAGATGAAGCCATCTCCAGCAGGGATGATATCATCAGCAGTGATGTACAATTCAGCACCATTGTATTTGTCATAAGTGATGATATCACCATGACCAAAGATGCGCTTGTTAAGTTTGATCTTGAAGGTAGTACCATCTTGACCAGGAGTTTCATTCTGAGACTCAAGATTCTCTACAATGTAGGGAAGATCCTGAACTACAGGAGTTTGCCACTTGTACTCACCACGTGGGTTATCTACAAGAATAGTGTTCTTACCGCCAAATGAAGCCATCTGATACAAAGGCATTTCTACCTTTTGTGCCATTGCCCACAAATCTACAGGACCCATATCCATAGGTTCTGTACCGCGAAGCATGTTGACCAGGTGATAGCTGTCAACATGTGAACTTGCCTGATACTGAGTGTCCCTCAGAAATAGGCCGTTGTTTAATACTGGTGTTGCCATTTTAAATAATTGTGTTAGGGTTAATTGGGTTTATCTTTTGAATATATTCTGCTGTCTTGGCAGTTTTCTTCTAGCTGGTTGTTGTTCTTCTTCCTCTTGGATAGACGTTGAAATCTTACGGGATTCCTCAGTCTTTAGTTTCCTTACAGTCTCTTGTGTTGCTTCATTCTTAGCATTGGTTTTAAGCTGTGACTTATAACCATCTGGGTCAGCAAGCAACCATAGAGCTTCAGCAATCAGATCATATCTAGGCTCTAAGAACTGATAACGCTCAAGGAGATGACCAAGTAAATTGGTGTTTCTACCCTGCATGGATTCATATTTAGGTTGGGTAAGCTCTGTAAACAAGAATGCCTGAGTCTTCTTGTCAAGCTTAACACCGTTGAGTTGTCCATCTTTCAGTGTATGATAGATGTTATCTACATACTGCTGAGCAGCTTCCTCATGTTGTTTCTTTGCAGCTTCAGCTTGTTGTAGTTGATATTCAACTACTTGCTGCTGCATTTTATCCAACTTGGGTTTAAATTGATTTGCTTTTTTCTGTAGTGTACCAAGATCTTTCCAGGTATTGATCTCTTCAGAAATCTCATCTTCTGTACCAAACTGAGTAGCTCTGAGATATTGACGCGCAATCATCTCTTGATCATCATCACTTGATGGATCCAGCTGCCTCACTTCTTCTACATGAGAGAGAGCTCTGAACAATCCTTTCAAATCTTCTCCACCATCAGCTATGTACTTGTATGCGTACTTAAGCTCATCTGGTAGACTGTCAAAGAACTTAGCAGGAACTTCCTGCCTTACTTTATTCTCTCTATCCTCAAAGTTTGCCTGGAGTAACTCCTTCCAGTCCTTCATTGAGTATTCATCCATTGGTTTCTCATCATCAAAAGGAACTAACATTCCTTCATCAATGAGTTTGGAGAATGTATCTACTAAACCTGATTTATCTAATCTTGGTCTGCCTGAGGTACTTTTTGTCTCTTCCTCTTGACCTGGTTCTGAAATGATTTCATCCAGGACTTGCTTGGCAGCTTCAATATCGACTTTAGGTTCTTCAGCTTTCTCTTCATCATCTTTCTTCTTTTCATCCAGAAAGTCAGTACTTACTTCTGGAGTCTTTGAGAAGACTGTAGTTTTAGTAGATTCTGGAGCAGTGAGAATATCTGCTGCTCCTGGCATTGGTAAGAACTCATCCAGATTAATGTCTGGGGCATTTGTTTCATTGGTAGACATATGTTGTTGGTTTTGTGCGTCTTCCTATTATAATATATGCAATTTTAAACTTTAAAGAGTTACGTAGACAAACTTTTATAAAAAATCACTGGATTATATCACTATGATTTTTTACCTGATTTATCATACTTATTCTTATTGGTTTTTGCCACTTGTAGCTGTTTATCAGCTATTTCCTTGCGCGCTGCAAGCTCTTCACGCTTGAGATTCAAGTTTTGTGATTCTCGATTATTTTTATTAACTTCTTGCTCACGTTTGAGAGCGATGGTTTCATCAGCTGCTCTTTTCTTATCTAAGTACTCCAATGAATCTACATAGTCAGATTGCTGATTAGCATTGAGATCTTGAGTCTGATAACCAGCTCCTTTAATTTCTGCAATGTCAATCTGATTCTGTCTATCAAGCTGATTTTGCTCAGCTTCAAAGCGTTGCTTAGCCTCAAGCATTTGTTGCTGCGCTTGAAGTTGTTGCTGCTGAAGATCTTGTGCTTGCTGCATTTCTTGTTGACGCTGAGCCTCAGTCTTCTGCTGAATAGCCTTAAGTGTATGTGTAACCTCAGACATAGAATCTGCCTTTACAATCTCTGCTAAATCATAGATACTAGCACCAGCTGTATTGTTCTGAATAGCAAGCTGCTTGATCTGATCCATGATTTGCTTGTGATTCACCTTAGTAGTCACAAACACATTGAACTCCCTAGACAATAACTCTGTACCATTAAGCTGGAAGTTGACCTTCTCATCCATAGATGTGAGATAAGAAAGTCTTACGCTAGGTCTTCTAGAGTGATAATACTGCGCTAAGTCTGTACGCATCTGGTGCACTCTAGGCATCAGATACTCAGCATGTTGTACAAAGTACATCTCAGTTTGAGAGTAACTTGCATTCACTGACTGTTCAATACCTGTTGCAGTCTCTTGAGAATTAACTTGACCCATACGTTGAGGGCTCACTCCAATCACTTCAAAAGCCTGTTGTTTGAAATACTGAGCCAACTGCACTCTGCTCATCAGACGCTGAGTTTGCTCAAGATTCAACACTTGATAGTGATTAAATCCTGTAGCATTCTCAGTGTTGCTGATAGATGTATCCAGCGGAAGCATCTGGAAGTTCTTCATTGCAACATATGCCTTAGCATAGTTGTTCTTACCCCAGTCTTCACCAGCTGAATGTTTAGGTAAAGCATTATGATCCAACATAATTACAGTACCTAACTCGTCAATTAAGATGTCCGAGATTTGGTTATTAACAAGGTTGTAGCCCACCTGGAAAGGCTTCATCTTATCAACCAGTGATACTGAGCGTGAGTTTCTATCAGTAAACACTGATCCTTCCACTGGAAGCTTACATCCATATAGAGTGTAATCTCCCTTAAACTGAAACTTCACTGGCTTAATATTCAGATAAATGGGCTGAATACCCATATAATCTGCATTACCATAAAAACTTGGTCTATTAGGACCAACTTTCAATCCACCCCATACCTGGTTAATCCATATCCACTTGATATGCTCTCCTTCTATAAGAGTGGTTTCATCTTTATTTTTATTGATTCTAGTGTCATATACTGGAGGGATTGTAACCTTATATTCTTCAGTTACAATCTCATGGAACTTCATTCCAGTCTCAGGATCAATTTTAGTCAAATGACCAATCATCCTTTGAGACTTCCAATACACAGTAGTTACTCTGAGCAGCTGGTATGTCCCAAAGTCTTGGAGATCTTCTGACTCATTAAGGATTCTAGTAATAATGTCATCACCAGCAGCCAGAAAATAATCGTTAACAGAAGTAAACTGACGATAACCCAAACTAGGACCAGAAGTATTCCACTGATAGCTACGGGTACCATCATAATAAGCACCATCATTTTGATAGCCTTGAATAGGATATCCAGCAGCTTTTTTGGGATAGATGTTTTCAAGAGATCTAAGTTGTTCATCATTCATCATATAACCATACTTATCAATAATGTCTGATACAGTATGTAGTTCAATTTTACCTACGAAGTTGCCCTGCGATATGTAACGAATGTCAGGAGATTTATGATAGAAAGTAATGATAGGATTCCATAACTCAATGTCATAATCATCCTCATCCATTTTAAAATGCCAGAACTCTCTATCTGTAATAAGCATGTCTCTGAAAGCTCTGTTCTCCAGCTCCTTCATTTTAAAACGCTCACTATCAGCCTCATGTTGGTGATTGGCCCACTGCTCTACTAATGACCTATAGTCTTTCTTAAAGAACTGCTCAATCTCAGGAAGTGATCTGATATTCTCCTGAGACATTGCCTGTTGAAACTCCTCAGACTCAGGATCAGCTCCCATCTGCATCATTTGCATAGCAATCTTCATCTCAGCTTGCTGCACTAAAAACTGCTCAATCATTCCACGCTTCTGCTCCAACATTTCATTGTAAGAAGTCTGGTCAGTAGCAATGTATTGAACCTTGTCAGTGCGCTTAGCAAACTCTCCAAGCATCACATTCACTACATTAGGAATGATAGGATAGAATTTAAGCTCTAGCGCAGACGCGTCCTCGCGCGTGAGAACCTCAACTAGATCACCATACTCATTATCTTCCTCTACAATGTAGTCAGTCCTGTCAATAATACCATTAGCTAACTTATAGTTCTTCAGTAACTTACGTGCATTCCTTCTGATTTGTCTAAGACCTTCCATCTCAAACCAATCTAAGTTCCACGCACCCCACTCACCATCTTTTTGAGTCTTAGGTAAAAACTGGATAGGCTGGGTAAGTGTACCCATTCTGTTGTGATCTGTCTTCACACCAGCTTTGGCCTGCATTGCGTTTATTACTAAAGCCATTGGTAATTATTTTATGTTTCTAAATGCTTGTTTCACTATCTTCTCTCCATTAGAAGACATGGGTTTACCCAAATTACGAAATGGGTTCATATTCAATTTAGTTAAATTACTTGACTTTTGCGAATTTTTAGATGGATTTGTTTCATTTTCAATCTTATGAGGTAGTCCCCTATTGGATTGTTGCACCTTGGCAAATGCCACTAATGCACAAAATGCCACTAGTCTATCCACGTTTAGCCCTTCTCTATACTGCTGCATCTCTTTTAATAGTACAGGATCAGGGACTCGCTCCACTCCATAGGTGGTTCTGACTATAGTGCCATCCTCCTTAGTCTCTACGTCTATCTCTTCTGTAAGGAAGTTGATACCATATGAGAGCAAATGATTTTTAAATAACACTCCTGTATTCTTCCAGCCATACTCTTGAAAGACATTGTTGTTAGAACCTAGATCTTTTAAGAACAGGATCTGAGACTTAGGCACTAAATATTTCTGTTTCTTCTTAAATATCATATGTTGTATAAATAGAGAGATGTTATTCTCTACTACAGTCCACGCTTTATAATATTCAATCAGGATTTCTAGTCTCTCGTGGGTCTTATTGATATCATCAAATCTCCCACACCAGGATGCCACTATCTTATCTGTCTCTATATGATTCTCTACACTACCATCATGCTTGCGCTTAGTCACTTGTAATGCACTCTTATATACGAATATGCTACAGAGTGATTCTGATGTAGTACTCTTACCCTCACCTACTGGGTCAACAGATGCATAGTATGTACCAAATGGCGCATCAGCCACTGGTTTCTCCCATATCAATATGGCCCCCTCCTTGTTCTCAGTCCTGGGGGACAGTGGAAATTCCATAATAGGAAGCCTTTTTGTAGGCTTCTGCTCAATTTCACCCTTATCATTATAGAAGAGATCAACTGTATCACAGTAATATTCCTTATCTTCTATCCTCCTGATCTGGGCTGTGATCAAATGGAGGGGCCATACTGAAGACTTCCTATACGCAAAAGCTTCTTCAATATTGATAGGCTTCTGCGATATACGAAGCTGATAATCATTTGATTTTAAGTCTTTCTTCCATTTCTTACGCTCTTCAATAATCATATCAAGAGCATTCTCCACTAGAGAGTTACCATATTCATCTATGCATGGTAACATTGACCATTGCTCAGGAATAAACAATCCACATTCTCCTGAGTCTCCATTCTCATTTATAAGATTAGTGGTGACTGCGTGTACATCCTTAGAGTCTGGATTGAATATCAAGTCTCTGAGTGGTTCACACTGATCCAAATCACCCACAGATCCTGCAGCTACAAACATTCCTGTATACACCATACCTGACTTGAGTGCAGGCAATAGATACTCCAAAGTCTCATTCATCCTTGGAGCAATACCAGCTTCCTCATGAAAAAATAAACTACATGGACCACCAACACCATTAGTGGGGTCTTTCTCTAAGGTAACCCCAATCATGACTGACTTTAATCCAATATCTTTCTTCCTACCCCCTTGAGTAGTTTCAATCTTCTGCTCCCAGTTGAAAGTCTTATCTGGTTGACATGGTCTATACCATGCTGTATGTGTATTGAGAAAGTTCTTGTATTCATCTAAGAAACGCCAAGTTCCTTTCTCATTGATATAGTCTTTAAGACTAGCTGCAATCTTATTTACCCAGCCTTCTTCAAACCAAAAGCCATTGATCATCTTACCCGCGTGGAAATATGATGATGCAATCTGACGTTTCTTTAAAATAGCTGCGTGTTTGTTGGATAGTCTTGCAATCTCTTCATACAAAGCCATGTGATACTGAGCATCCCTCACATCAGCAAACGTGAATTTCCCTACTTCCTTATTGTAGATAGGTAAGAAGTTCAGCCACATGTAATAGTCTCTGGTTAGATACCATGTCTTATCACCAGACTTGAATATAACTCCTGCTCTACACTTCTCCTTCTCAGTATCCCAGTAGTGCACATAATCCTTAGAGCGTGGAGGAGCTGCGCAGTAGAATCTATTCTTATTAAATGCTCTACCTTGTTCATTGAACATCCAACTAGTTTGGTCAAAATCATACTGCCCTGGTTCTTTAAACAAAGGTTTTAAAAATTCTAATAAAGCCTCCCTTGATAGAAACTCAGTATATGTCCACAGGGTTGTGGATGCATCATATGTAGGTATTCTGATCATAGGTCTGCAATCCTGGTTGGATCACATTCTATCTTATGTAAAATCTTCAATAACGCAGTGATATCAGAAGATTTTATCACTAATAACTCTGGATCTTCTGAATCATTGAAATAGCGTGCATGATCCTGTCTAAGAAACCCACTCCATAGTCCTGTGTATGGATTGAAATGAAACATCCAATCATACAGACATTCTTGATATTTATTGCTGGTCATATGCTAGTGTTTGTCCTCCTCTGACTGTTGATTGTTGTTCTTCCAAAAGGTCTTTATATGCTCCTTTGAAGCTTTGTCTGATTTGCTCAAACTTGGACGCTGTATTAACAAGAGCCATAATGTTACCATCCCTACCTGCTTCAATAGGTGCTGTTTCCATATACTTAGCCAACCTATCAAGCATTTTCTTAATGCCCATATATGAACGTAGCGTTGGTGTCTCGTAAAGTTTTTCACAGAGCTTAACAGCATTAATAATCTCCGCATCTTCTGTGGAGAATGTAGGGTTTAATTGCCGCAATATTAATGCCTCCTTCTCGTGTTCAATCACATCAAAGAATGGATTTAGCTCTGGATTGGGACAAGTCATGTAGAATACATAAGCGAAGATATCTATATAGTTGGTAGGATATTTTTCAATGATCACTTTTAAATCTTTCAATGTATAACAATGCTCTGATGGAATGACAGCTCCATTACTGATATCAAATAGCTTTATCATTTTGTGCTTTTATAATGGTCTAATAAATTAAGTACTTCGTCTTTAAGATATGGTAGTTTATATTGAATCACGTCTTTAACAATAGGATTACCTTCGTTGTCTCTGAGGTAGATAGGATATCCATATGGATTCTTATCATAGTCCTCCTCAAAAATAACATGCTGAAGCGTGAGTGTCCCAGGCGTATACATGGGATTGTGCTTGAGGATGATGTACATATATATAGAAAGCTGAACTGTATAATGGTTCAGGTTACAATCATCCAAGTGACTCAGTGGGTATAGCAGTTTTTGAGTGATGCCTTCAAAGTTCTTGAAGCCTTGAGTCTTGATCTCCTTGTTGGTTTTGTAATCTAGGATATCAACCTTGCCATTGGCAACTGTTACTCTATCACTCTGTCCTGCTATACCCGCTGAGGGTAGATATAGAAAAAACTCTGGATATACACCTTCTGGGATTCTCTGATCTGTAGCTTCTTTCAACCCTTCTTCATTGTATGTACAATGATGAACTGGAAGCTGAAATCCTTCATAAGAAAGTGTCTCACATCCTAATACATCTTTCTCTCTTTGATCATGATACCAGTTTCCTAATGTAATGCTGCGATCAGCCTCCTGATTCCAGACTTCTATGATCTGATCTACAGGAATGTTGAACCATTTACCTCTTCTATTTCTAGATGCTTTATTAGCTGCTTCTATCTGATTGAATGGTTGCTTATACTTTGATATCAGTTTTGTTACGCTTAGATATTCTTGATTGTCATCAGTTAAGTAAGTGTGAGTCTTTGGATTAAATATTAGTTTCATGTGAAGTTGGATTGTCATCTGAGTCTAGATGCTGATCCATTGCTTCTTGCTCCTCTGGACTAAGTACTGCCAACCACCTGTTATCATCACAAGCAGATGCTAACGACCTAATCTTTAATGAAAGAGAACATCCACACAATCCACAACATGGTTGAGTGCCTGGTACTACACATCTCTTACCATTGCGATTGATATAAGGGCAAGTCTCGCATATAGCCATGCGTTCTGCTGCAATGTGTTCAACATCAGCTTTCTTGAATATTCTGTTCTGAATACCTTCAAGAATCTTCCCCTTCTCTTTCCAAATCCTTATTATATCGTTCATACCTAATCTTCTCTCTGTGTTTTTCTTCTTCTAAATGTCTCTCTTTAACCTTATTCACCTTTACATTATCCTTGAATAACTCATTGATATATGCTAAGCTACTGGCTGTTGGATTCTCAGTATGTCTGGTTATAAGAGCATCATTGATCTTTAACTTCCTATCTATAGACCAAGGCTTTATATAGAATGTACCTAATCCTTTTAAGAATACACGATTATACTCTAAAGAACTTAAGGTCTTTCTGACCTTGTCCCAGTATATATCCAATACAGATTGGATCTCTGCTTCAGTTAACTCCAACTCCTGAGCTAACTGCGGGAGTAGATTCTTTAGTTTCTTTGGCTTCAACGTATATAAAGCTATACTCTAATAATATGTTTCCACTAGTCTCCACTGGAATACCAGGGGCAATCTTAATCACCTTCTTACTCTTACCCTCCTTCACAATAAACCCGCGCTTTTCTAATAAGTTCAATCTATTCCTCACAGCCTGAACCCTCACTGGATAATTATCTAAATCTTCATATCCAAATACATAGCGCACAGCTCTATTACAGAAATCCTTCAATGCAGTGGGACCCCATGTTCCCAGTAGAGTTAGGTAGGTAAGATCAGTGTCTATAATAGACTGCTTACGTAAGAACACCAGCTCAGTAATAAGCTGATACCTCACAGCAGTAAATCTAGAATCCAATCTTACCTTCCTAGTAACTCTATTTAAATTCATTCTGATACCTCCTGTCCCTCTTTTGGTTCTTGAGTCATCTGGGCAATAGCTGCAATAGCATTGATTCTCTCAGCTTCATATACAGTGGCATCCCTCTGAAGCTTGGCTAAGTCAGCCCTAAGGGTAGCTAACTCAATCTCATCCTTATACCACTGGATCATCTGCTCACGCGATGGTTTCTTTTCTTCTGAAATACTACTGTTAGACATTATCCTATGATCTTATTAGTGCGAATATTATACTTGATCACAAGGTTGGGATCTTTGGCAGGCACTATGTGCGCTACAGTCCCCGATTCTACAGGAGCAATAACCATAGCCTCTTCCTTTAAAGGAGTACAGTAGAACACTGTACCCACTGAATACTTTCTCGTTTTTTTCATGATTTTGTTGGTTTGATTAGACAAATATAAACTTAAAAGATTTAATTCTCCAAATCTGTTATATAATCCATTTTATGTTAGAGATGGTGTGGGGTACTTCATATCATGGCCCCCGCCACGCTTGGATTCGCCTCCTACCCCCGTCAATCTAGGGTAAGAGTTTGAAAACCAGCTGGCTACATAAAAAGAATTCTTCTATAGACATAGTACATGTGCTAGTAGCGTTCGCTCTGCTCACTACTGTTGCTACTTCATATCAATCTATGGACACTCTAACACTCAATCATCATGTCAAAACAACAGATTAAGTTCGGTATCCAATTCATTCAGATTGGTGGTATTACCCTCATGACAGTCAAGCTACGCTATGCTGTTGGTAAGCTCAGCAATGACTGCGTCAATGACATCTACAACTTCAGGGAGAGTATGAACCTGATGTATAATGTCCAAGTACGCATTTCTCACTCATACGCTAACAGAGGTAACGAGTACATCAGCCTTGAGTTTGCGTGTACTACCAACAACATGGTATTGCATGCGTTGCAGCATCTGCAGTATGACATTGCTCGCAGGAGGCTTGACAGGCGTTTTGCTCACATGCATCAGTTTGATGGTGATATGGAAGCAGCTGAGATGTGGCAACGCCATCATGATGAGATGCA